CCTTCGAAAGTGTCAAAAGATTCACCGAATGCGTCTGTGAGTGCGTTAAAATCTATACCAGTAACTCTGGATGTTAACTGAAGCTGCTTAAAGATACCCAAAACCTTATCGGAGCTGTAAACCAGCTTGTCTTGTGCTTGAATGAAATTAGTGCTTATCTCTTGTGCTGACATCTTGTATTGAACTCTGAGTTTCGCCAAAGTTCCACCCAGTTTGGTCGTCTCGTCCGCGCTCATGCCGAATGACCTAGTGGCTTTATCAAAAACGGCAGACACTTGGTCTGTACTAAATCCGACAGACTCCATCAGCATTGATGTTTTAGCCAATTGAACCTGGCCGGTTTGATTGAGGCCGAAGAAGCCACCAAAGGTTGTAGACAATTTCTCCACCGCTGCTCGGCCGGCTTCTGCAGAGAGAAATGTCTTTTCTCCGAACCTAATCATTTCATTGGTCGTTGAATCTACTCCTTTTTCTAAGTCCGCAAAGATCGTGGACATATCCGCTCCAAAAATCTTGAAAGAATTCCTTACAGCAGTGGTGTTTGCCGCGGCATTCTTCATCATATTTGTGATGGTGTTCATAGACTTCGTTGCTCTTTCGAGATTAATCGTCAAGTCAACTGATTGCTGAGACATTCCTTCCAGAGATTCATTAGCGAGTTTCGCGGCGTCACCGATGAAAGGAAGGTCTTTTAGGACCGATAGGAATTGTTTGCTGCTGGCCGATGAAGAACCAGTAGACGAGCCGGAGCTGGTTGATGTTGTGGTGCGCCGTCCGCCTTGTTTAAATCCTTCACGGATGGCGTCGATAATATCTTTCTTGTCCTTATCGTCCATAATGAATTATTCCTCTAGATATAATTATGCTGCAAAATCATTTAATTAGTTTCTTCTGGTGTTAATTCTATTATAAGTCTATTAACAAACCACTGGCGTAGTTTTATAGGAAGGTTATATGCCTCGATGAACGACCATTGTCCGTGGTGTTTCAAGACAAAAAGCTCCTCGTATACTGATTTCTCAAGATACTCGAAGCTCAGGCCAAAAGAAGCCCACAGAGAAGGGCACCTGCCTTTCAGACTTGTGTCCGCAACCGGCGCATTCTACTTCCTGGACTAAGTCCGCGGAAGGTACTATTTTTGAGTAAGTGGTTTTTATCTTTCTAACATCTGAAATGGGCAGAACTTCGAAAAGCTGATTTAACGAGGCTTTGTCTGTAACCTTATTAACGTCTTCTACTACCATATTTAGAAAGTCCACTGTGTCTGAGCCTGGAATGTTTAGTTCCAATCTTCTTTTCTTTTGCTCTTGAAGATAAGCATCGTCTGCTCCGTTCAGTACTCTTATTCCAACTTCCAGGTCTTTACTTTTTATGTTAAACCTGAAAATTCCATTTTCTTCTCTTACCCCAGATGGAAGCTCGCGTTCCTTGTGTTCTAAACACTTCTCTAGGTCAAAAGTAAACTCATTGCGCTTATTACAATTACCGCAATGGTCTTCTATCTTATACTCTGAACCGTAGCCAGTAATTCTTGACGCTACAAGAATCGCTGTCTTGTCACCTTCGAGCAAGTCTCTTGACTTTATCCTTTTGTCAACCATTATGTTGTCGATAAGGATATCAAAAACGTCTCCTCTCGCGATGTTCTCTTCGTTCCCTAGTATATCCTCCTCTTTTGCCGTTAAGTGCTTTATCTGCACTTCGTCGACGTTATGAAGGGGGCTATCTGAGGGATAGTACTTTCCGCGAGATGGCAACGGTACTGTTTCAGTAGATACTACAAAAGACATCCCAAATGGATTCTGTTGTGTATTGGGCCCTGGCGGCATTCCTTGCGGTGCACCGGGGTTAGGGCCCTGTGGGGCCCTTTTTGAATTTCTTGACATTTATACCTCTTTTCTTAGTCGTTTAATTTCCACTCATCTTGAGCCAAGTTCATGTCCACACTTGCCCAGTCATATCTGAGTGTTAAATCTATTTCTACAAGACCATCTTGCTTGTAATCCAGGTTACCAAAGTTGACGCTTGTGATGAACGGATTGTTCAATGTCCACTTTTCGATTGGAGCAGAGCTTTGACCGCCTGATCCGGCACCTAGTTGCTCTAGGAAGATTTGCCCACCTAGTGCATCTACCATAGCCTTCTTGGAGATAGTTCTGGGGTCCTCTTGAGAGTAGTCACTAGGAACTGTGTACCCAGCTTTCTCAAGAATTCTCATCAAACTTACTGTAGAATCTGGCATCACAGGGTCAACAATCTTTAATTGAATTGCCTCGTATGTTACCTTCCCTGGGTAGTAAAAAGTGTAATTTAAAAACTCGTGCGTTGTCTCGCCCACCTTTATTGAAGGCTTTGAGATACTGTTCGCAATAAACTGGGGCATGCCCGCAATATATACGAGCCACCTAAACTGTCTTTTCGGCTCTAAAGCCGCTTGATTCCAAAATCCTGCCATGATAAAATAATCTCCTATTAATATATATCATTTGATGATACTTTTTCAAGCATTAATCATCAAAAGAAGCGCCCGTGTTCGTTATAACAAAATCAACTGCAATAAACTCGATGGCTCGGGCAGGCTTCAAGAATATCTTTGCATACATAATATTTCTATCTATAAGGTCAGGCGTAGTCGTTGTTTCATCGAGAACAACTCTAAAGTCAGACAAGCCAAGTCTAGACTTTACGCTCTCCAACAATGGCACAACCTGGCCCAAGAATCTGTTCCAAGTAGCTGGAACGTTCTGGTCGAATAATAGACCATTTGATATTCTAGAAACTTCCTTCTTTACAAAAATCAGCAATCTTCTCACATTGATGCGGTCAAGTGCTGATCTTGTAGTCTGTAAAGTCTTTTGTCCGAAGACAACAATGCCTTCTGTGACGAACGATGCAATCGGGTTAATGTTTGCATCGTAAAGTTGGTCTCTTTGCTTAGCAAGGAGTTGTTCAGAGGTCTGCAGTACTGGAAGTCCTGCGTTGCCTTCATTGAGGCCGCCTCTGTTGAATCCTGCTGGAGCGAACCAAACTTCTGAAGTAGCTTCTGTATGACCTAAGACACCCAATGCAATAACAGAAGGTGGTGCCCAAAGGTCTCTAGACGTTTCGTCATCTCTAATCTTTACCCATGGATAATAAGCTGCACCATAAGAAGAATTGAGCTGTCGCAAAGTTAATGCTTTCGCCGTCTTCAGTGGTGTTGTCTGCAACCTGTCTGCAAAGCTATCACAAGACTTCTCAGAAGGAGGAACATAAACACCTGGTAAATCAATTATTGCCAGGGAATCTGCCCTGTTCTCGCACGTCTGTACCAGCTTTGTTGTCAAGGTTTCGTTTGTGATACCAGGCATTGCCGCCAAGTTGAACTCAACTTGCTCTGGGTCAGCGATAGCATCGATTGCTCGTTCAACTGATGCGAACTCGTATGAACTCTTTGCTGTCATGTTTTTTAGTAGTCGGTTATTAAAAGGGTTTGGCTCAGTTATATCTACGCCGTCGAAACCACCCACTAAAGGCATGTGGAATTTGGCAAATCCAAGCTCAGCCAACAATGATGCTGAGTGTATGGCTGTGTAAGCTGTTCCTGCGACATGTGAGCCGGCTCTGTAAACAACTTCACTTGGCGTAAATTCAGATGGACTCGCGCCTTTGGTGGAGAAGTCAGGTCCTGTAACATATATATCATCCAACGAAAATGACCAAGCATACTCATTATTTGTGTCGTTTGGTATACCATCTATCTGGTCCGCTGAGAATGGTTGTGGCAACCTTCTTATATAATCTACATGACCAGGGTCTAGTATATCTGTTAATCCGTCAGAAGAGGGGAACCCTGTTGTCGGTGCTTTCTTAAAGACTGCTGCTCCAAAGTAATCGGAACCGTCCTTAGAACCGGAAACTGTAAGTGCAAGTTTCGGCCAACTTAAGTTTACCTTTTCGGCAAGTTTGTAACCACCGAGATGTATAGCGTGTGTCACGTCTGAGGCGCCCCACGAGTTTGCAGCAAACGTGAAAGTGTCGACGGAGGCGGCTTTGGCGACCTCTACCGGTTTTGGCACAACTGGGCCGAAAAAGCCGAAAGGCACTGCTTCGGTGTTGAGTGGTCCGTTCTGTTCTACATCCTGGTCCATTTCTATTCTAAGATATTTTGACATATTTGGAAAGCTGCCGTAAAGTTTGTTTTTCTTTTCTACTGAAGACCAAGCGACATGTTGGTCACCAATTCTTCTTGCGACAAAATCTTGTGAACGAGGGTTTAAGTTACAGTTAGGGAAAGTCTCCATAACCTCAAGTTTAGACCCCATGATGCGCTTTACTACAATGGAGAATGTGCCGAAAGGGTTAGTTGAATTTTCGGGTGGAATCTTAATGTCTTCGATTGCAACGATAATTCTTGCAGAAGACTCCACACCTTCTTCCAATGATAATAGGCGGAATAACCTCTGTCGGTCAGTTGCAACAAATGACGCGGGTGCATCAGTGTTTTGACCAAATACCCACCCTGTTCTGGCAGATGTCATTTCATGAGTGAAATCCGTCATGTCGGTTGTACCTGCGTCACATAAGCGAGATACGAAGGCTACCAGTCCACATCCGTCATTGGACGCGGAGTGCTGTAACTCTAATATCTCTTGCTCAAACGACTCTCCTAACCAATAATTGTCAGAGTCTTGCTTTGCATTCTTAGCGACGTTAGTATTAGTAAATACCGGGTTAGTATTTAAAGCGTCCCGTAAGTAATTTTTTCCTTGAGAGAATGATATCTTCACTTCCTTCTGGGTTACACGGTTTGATGAACTTAAAATCAGTGAAAATGTGTTGTCACTATTTTGTCGAACGGCAGAACCTTCCTTCTTATGCGTTGCGCTAAGGTCAAGAGGACCGTGAGACTCTGAAACA